GAGGTTCGGATGGGATCCCGCCAACCTCCCTGTGGGTTCCCTTGACAAGCTTTTCTGGATGTGATATAATTTGACCATGGGGCCAGTCAAAGACAGGACAAAGGGAGGTAGAAGTTGGACAAGTCGTTGAAGGACAAGTTTCTCCAGTTGCAGAAGGAGGTACAGGCTGCGGGAGGTACTACAGCCGAGCTTCTTGGGCCTCCTCTCGACGAGAACAGCGACGAGTACCGCATCGTCAACGAGATGGACTCGCACCTCTCGATCTTCGAGGATCAACTCGAACAGATCCTCTGGTATAACTTCGGGATCAACCCAAAAGACTAGGGGGGACATCATGGGCCTCTTCTGGGACAGCATAACTGAGTTCATCGAGGAAATACCCTTCACCGACCTGGACAACGACCAGGACGACTTCGTTCTCTACATGGACCTCACCCGTCGCCTCTCCTGGGACATCCCCTCAGCCCTCTCATGCCCACATCCCGAATCAGACGACGTTCCAATGCATCGTGATCCAGTCTACTGGCCCGAAGACTTCACCGACCGCTGGCCTGCCATCGACCAACACCACAAGGAAGCCCACGGCCTGGATCTGACCGACAGCCGGATCAACTGGTCGTTCGACACCTAATCCATCCTCTCCTTCGGGGGAGTTACGCGAACCTCAGCATCCAGAGCCGCATCATATATAAATGGCCCTTTATGCGTAGGCGATGCTGAGGTTCAGATGTTGTTTTCTGGGCGGAAGCTCCTTAAGAGCCTCAGCATCAGCATCAAATTTCTCAAAATTTTGACAACCCAATATAAACCTCAACATCAATAAATAATTGACAAACCGTCAAAGCCCAATTGACACCGCGGTCAACCATATATGGACCGTCTGGGCCCAGAGAGAGGGGACCCGGCGTGTGACCGAGTCCCCTCTGGACGCGAGGCGCTAGGTCGGCCGCGTCACCATGCGGTCACACGCCGTACACAGGACCGCGCGGAGCGCCGCGCCATCGGGCCCGAGCGTGACCGTTTCGATGCGGAGTCCGCCGCATGGGCACGCCACAGACAGCGTGCGCCCGACCTGCCTGACCTTGCGACGCGCGGTCACGACTTGCGACCCTTCGCGCCCTGCGCTTCGGCGGTCACGATGCCAGCGGGGACCGTGGAGACCGGGCCCGAACCCATGACCCGGACCGGGGACTCCGGCGCGCTGGATGGCTCAAGAGCGGGCGCGGGTGCGTCCGTGGACTCTTGCGCCGTTTCGGGCGCGTCGCCCGTCTCCGCGTCCCCTGCGGTGCCATGCGCGGCGAGCACGAGCACCTTGCCCGTCTCCGGGTCCCGCCCGAGCACGCCCGCCGCCGAGCGGTCAGACGCGCGCCGCGCGAGCATTCCATCGACGATGGCTTGCACCTGCGTCAGGGTGTAGGCGTGGTGGGTGTAGCCATCGTCGTCGTACTCGGTCACGTTGTCCCGGACCCATGCCCGGACCTGCCTGTCGCTGACCTTGCGCCCGGTGGACTCGGAGAGCATGCGCGCAACGGCTTTCGCGCCGAACGTTGCTTCGGTCATTCCTGACCCCTTGTGCTAGCCGGTCCGTCTCATGCGGCCGTGCAAGGGTCATGGTCCCACAGCATGTCAATGGCATCGCCCCCTAGGCTGTCCTGCGCCGTCCCCAAGGGCCAAGCCGGTGTTGCCGGTTTAGAAGATAAGATAGAAATCTTAAGATGTGTTTTCTCTGTCCAGACGGGCCTATTGGTGGCCACAGGATTGTCACTGGGCGATGCGTGATGGGGTAAGATTAAATCTTAGGCCCGGCAGAGGTAATTGTCTACCCTGGGCAATACTTGTGATCTAGCTGGGAAACTTTATTAAGAGCTTAATAGTTTAACTTCGCCCTGGGACTCCCTGTGGGATAGGCAAGTTTGTTAAGATCTATTCACTTCCCACGAAATGTGAAACAATCAACTGTATCACTATGACTGGTTCTATGAGATTGATCATCTAGTGAGTTTCAGGGTAATCGTTGATTTGTTTTTGAAGTGATGGGAAGAGCTTTCTTCAGAACAGGGCCCTCAGGTTTCATGATCCTTGACAGATATATTGTAGATGTCTTATGATGATGCTGTAGTTGAGGTTCAGGTCTAAAGCCAGAACCCGAGGTTCAACATCCACCCTGCGGACTACTCAGGGAGGAGATAAGAACCCAAACTTCCAGGCTACAGGTTGGAGGGATCCCCGACTATCACTTCCCTCATTCCGAAAGGTAGTTGTCCGTTGTCGAGTCAAACAATCTCCAATGGGCCTACACAATCGGGTGGGAAGAGAATAGATGACATATGGAAGCTATCACTTCCCTATGAACCTTTCAGTGAAACCCTTGATTGCGGCCATTCTCCACTTTATGTGATGAAGAATGAGTCCGAACAGCCACTCTTCTGTGGCCTATGCTTCTTCCGGATCGGCTTCGAGACTGAACTTCCCGGGCGAATGCACCTCTTCAAGACGCTGGCAGAGAACGGGAACCCAGAGACTTCTCCTAAGTTCATGTCACATCTCTGGCTTCTCATGGGTCTGGAACCACCGAAGTCCGGCGAAAGCCTCAAAGCTTACCAAAAACGTCGCCAATCTTCGATTCCAAACCCAACAAACACAAACGCCCTCGCGCGTGAGCAATATACTAGGCCATCGCGCCTGTTTCCGGTGGCCTCTTCCCTGTGGAAATTGATGGGATACCAGCCGCCGTTGGCGATCGTACTCGTGAAAGCTGTGAATGGACACTCCGAGCGGCGCATCGCCAAAGACATCGATGCTTCACTGATCGGTGTACATATTCGAATGGCGAAGGCAATTCGCACAGCAATGGGGTATCTTCCACGTGGCGACTCAGAAAGAATTGCTTAAAGTTCCGGAGGGTTCCCGACTTCGTCAAGGGATGAGAGATCGGCTACCGGAAGTTCAAGCGGGTCTTCGTATTCTGAACCCACAGGGGAAAGAAGTCGAGGACTACAAGGAAGACTACGAGAAGAAGCCTCGGCTGCGCTACACTTCAATGCGAGCTCACCAGGAGAAGGCGGCGCAAGCCCTGGCTGTGGGAGCTACGCAGAAGCTAGCGGCTTCCTACGCGAATATCAGCGAACGACAGGTTAAGAAGTACTACGCCGATCCTGACTTTCGTGGTCGTATCGAAGAACTACGCACTATCCTAGGTTCTCGCATCACCGGTAGGGTGATGAAGGAGATCGAGCGGCGTGTCACTGGTACGGTCATCAAGAATCAGACAACGATGGACCTCCTCCGTATCCTTGATCGCCTGACTCAGGGCGGGAAGGGAATGAACATCAATATCGCTGGTGACGTGAATGTTAGCAACAAATACGAGAATATCCTTAACGCGCTCTTCAATTCTGACGCCGGCGAAGATGTCTCAGATTTTCCGCAGTACGGGGATCGAGGTCTTACCATACCAGGAAGTAGTACACCGCTCGAGCGCACGGTTCCGCGTCTTCAACGGGGGGAGGCGGATCGGGAAGAGTAAGCTGGGCGGACATGAAATGTTCGCTCAGATGTGTATTCCTGGTTCCTACGGATGGATCGTCGGCCCCACGATGGACCTCGCCGAGAAGGAATTTCGTACTGTCTGGAAGAAGGGTGTAGAAGAAGGTTACATCCCAGTCAGACGGAAGTCCGAGCGAGAACTCTTCATCGACTTCGAGAACGGCTCCAAGGTTGAATGCCGGACTGAGGAGAACCCAGACCAGCTGATCGGAGAGGGTCTCGACTTCGTTGTGATGGCAGAATGCGCCAGACTGAAGGAACGGACCTGGCACCAGTACATTCGACCAGCATTAGCGGATCGTCAGGGGAGGGCACTTCTTTCCTCGACGCCGCGAGGCTTCAACTGGTTCCACAAAGTCTATGAGATGGGGCAAGATCGAGATAATCCAGACAACTCCTGGTGGGAGAGCTGGACCGTTCCATCGAGAATGAACCCAATTCTTCCAGCTGAAGAGATTGCAGAAGCTAAGAAGAACTCTACTCCTGAATCGTTCATGCAGGAATGGGAAGCCAAATTCATCGCCTATGGCGGTTTGGTCTTTCCAGAATTCGACGAGAACATTCACGTAGTCGCTCAGAACTTCAATTCTCTCTTACGCACTTCCCTGTGGGTTGACCCAGGGAACACGGCGCCGTATGCTTGTCTTCTGGTTCAGATTACGCCAGAGGAGGAAGTCAGGGTACTCGATGAGATTTACCTGACTCAGCACACTACGGCTCAGATTATCGCAGTTGCGAAGCAGAAATGGGCTCCATATATCCTCAATGATTACCGACAGCCAAGAGAAGAACTAGAGGTAGTTGTTGATAAGGCAGCTGCTGAAGCAGTTGCGACGTGGAGACTCTCTGGGTTCCGCACTCGTTCTGAGAAGCCAACAAACATCTCAAAGGGTATTGAGGTTCATCACTCGTTCCTGAAAGACCCGATGCGATCTACTGACACTCTTACAGTTCCTCGGATCACTTACGATCCACGATGTAAGAATGCCATTAAAGAGCACAATCTCTACCACTATCCTGACGACGTTCGAAAACGAGTAGAATCAAGCCCAACTGAACGCCCTGTGGACGTGGACAATCATACCATCGACGCCGTTCGGTACGGCTACTACAACTACTTCCCACAGCTCTTTAATGAGGAGCCGCCGGGGGACTACCACGAGATTAAGAGCTGGGCTGACTACATTCCCAATCTTTCCGAAATGGTTCGTCTGGGAGAAGACTACTAGATGACACTCATTCAAACTCGTCGAGCTCGTGGTCACGTTCATGATATTGATTCAGCTGATTTGCCCTCAGGCGCTGCGTCGGACCTCGCGACGGTTCTGGCGGTAGGGAACGACACGGGACAGCAAAACATTGTCAATAATCCGCCGGTTGATGTAAATGCCACCACATATCGCGAAAGCAATGCCAGCGGCCTCGGCAACTCTGACGCCTCATCGAGAGCATTTGGTAGCGCGCAGGTCTTTGCTGATAGCACGGCCATAACAGATGATGGAACCGCTTACGCGCGCAATGAAACTGACAGTACCGTCGGTACTGGTAGTGCTAACTCAAACAGTGAAGCGTTCTCCGGCGCTGGTGGGGCAACGGCCAGCCTGCGCGCAGATGCAACAGGGCTAGGTACAGCCAACACAGACGCCATCGCCAGCACCGTCGACAACATCGCCAGTGCGGTGGGAACGGCCACGGCGAGCGGGCTGGGCGGGGCCGACGTGCGGCGAACCGCGACGGCAAATGGCGGTAACGTCAACGCTAAAGCCGAAGCATCAACAAGTGATAACGGCAACGCCGACGCCACCGTCAACACGCTGGCGGAAGACGGAACCGCCGACTCTACCGTAAACGCTGCAACGGTTGGAAGCGGCGCAGCAAAGGCAGACAACCGGGCTTCCTCGATCGCAGGCAACGCCAGCGCGCTCAACGTGGCGTCAGCCGCCAACGGGGCAAATGTTGCGTCGTTCGGCGTGTTTGCGGACGCGACTCGAGCGGAGGTGCAGTGCAACGGGTTCACGCTATATGATCAAGCTGCTGCCGCACCGACGACGTTCCAATCATTATTCTACCGTGACACGACGGCTGTCACGGGGCGCATGTACATGTGGGACTTCGTGACAGCTGCCTACGTTCCAATCTCGCCAGTGTTCTAGGAGATTAGATGGTTGCTAGCGTACGAACTCCATCTCCATATTCAAGCGATCAATTTCTCAATGTAGCCTCTGCGGCCACTGGTGGCAACACTGGTCGCTTGACTGGTTTTGGAGATATCGGCGTTCTGCAGGCGAGATTAGCAGTAGATGCTATCGGCGGCAGTTTGCCCTATCTCACTGTTGCAATTGAAGAAACGTTCGACCCAGCAACAGCTGCCAGCGTTTACTGGCGGCCTGTGGTTAACTTCGCAACAATCGGACCGACGCTGGTTTCTCCAACTCAGCTCTATGAAGAGTATGCGGCACCATTCGCTGATGCTCTTCGGGTTAGCTACACCATCGCTGGTTCCTCAGTTCCTAAGTACGGCTTCAGGGTTGACATCATCACCCGAGCTAGTTCTCGCTCTTAGTTGGTGATCTCCTGATGAATCAGGTTCGCGCGCGTAATCGGGCTCAGCGGAGTCCTAGCGGAAAGGGACGAGGAGCTTCATGCGCGTGACGACGAGATTAGTGCCCAGGGAGAACAACTAACCGAAGCGATGCAGGCTCTGGAACACCTCGTTTCAGACCATGCAATGCTTCAGCGCCAAATCGAAGACCTCGACTATCTGAATCTCTTCGAGACCAATCAGGTAATCGACATTCTTCCAGCCAAGGATCGTGCCAAGGTTCTTGCTCGACTCCGGCGGCTGCGCCACGACAACCCCCTCGCGAAGCAGGCAGTCAAGCTTGTCGTGAGGTTCACCCTGGGGAAAGGGGTTCAATGGATACTCGCTCCAGAGAAGGGCGAGGACGATCTCTC